GATTATAAACAAGACTCATACAAAAAAGACTTATTTAAGTTTGTACCTGAGAGTAAAGTTTCGATAGGAACACCAGCACAATTTCGTAAATGGTATAATGCGAGAGAAGGTATTTTAGATGATTAAAATGCTTGACTTTATGATAAATTATGATTAAATTAACACATATAATAAATGAATATATCTCTCCAAGTCAACTTAGTCAAGTTGAAAAACATCTTGACAAGATTTGGGCTAAAGTAGGTATTGATGTAGAGTTTACAAGACATTTTCACGACAGAGTAAATGATACAAGAAATGGTAAACCTATATCATCTGCTGAAGTAATAAAGATATTTAGACTTGTGTATAGAAAGTTTGGTAAACATATAGCTTCTTTACCTGATGGTGTAAATGTTTTATTTAAAGATATGCAATCAGATATTAATGTACCTGTAGTATTAAGATATGACAAAAGAAATCAAGAAATAGATATGATATCAAAAACGGTTATGAGAAAAAAGAATTTTAAATCAAGTACAAAAAAGTATTCTGTAGAATCAGCTACAAAAACATATGGTGCTGATGACGGTGAACCTGATACAGGATTTTTAGCTGGAGATAATGTACGAACTTTAGGTACTTTAAAAGGTAAACCTGAATTATGGTTTAACAGAGGTGATTATAAACAAATGGTTTTTCCTAAAGCTGATTACATTTATGGTAAAGGTGAAAAAGAAGAGTTTTCTGTAATAAAAAAAGCATATATAGATGATGTAGAAGCACAACTTGATTCTGAAGATACATCTTGGGAAAAATATGTAAAAGAAAATGTTTTACAAGAAAGAGTAGACTATCTTCATATAGCTACTGAAATAGTTAAAGCATACGGACTCAAATCTAAAGTTAGATTCAGTAAAGGCAAAGACTTTGGTGATTATATACCTGAAACTGATACTATAAAAATCAGAACTTCTTATCCTAATATGAAAGAATTTATCATAACCGTTTTACACGAAATTAAACACGCTCTTGATGCTAAACAACTCGGAGTAAGAAAATTTATAAAGAAATATGCTCAGGCAGGTACAATGGCTCAGTACAAAGGATTAGACCCTCACGATGATAATAAATGGGAAGAACGTGCTGAGAAATGGGCTATAAGTCAATTTAAAAAGATTAAAAATAAATTGAATTTTTAGAATTTTAACCACTACTTATTATTGTAATAACGTTATATACATTGTCTCAAAAAAAGGTTTCATTTAAACCTTATAATATCTTTATGGACATATACTAACATATTACAATTTACAATTAATAAATTTTACTTAACAAATAACTATTATAACTTAATAACTAATAACTTAAAGAAACTATAATAGTTTAAAACTATTAACTTAACTAAACTAAAGTTTATGATTTCAACATCCGCACGAAAGGCTAAAGGCCGTCGTTTACAAAACAAAGTCCGAGAACTTTTAATAGAAAAATTTGACATCCATCCTGATGATATAAAGACTGCAATTATGGGAGAATCAGGAGAAGATATAAAAATGGCTCATGGAGCAAGACAGAAGTTTCCGTTTTCTGTTGAATGTAAAAATCAAGAAAAATTAAACATTTGGTCATCGTTAGAACAAGCCGAAGAAAATTGCGGTGACTATAAACCATTATTAATATTTAAACGTAATCGTTCAAAGACATACGTTACGTTATCACTTGAGGATTTTTTAGACATACTCTAATATATGATTGATGTTATAAGTGTATTGACTCGTGCTTTAGGGAGTCGTTATAAGAAAGCTAAACAAGGACAAGAAGTAATTTATCATTGTCCTTTTTGCCACCACCATAAGCCTAAGTTACAAATTAGTTTGTTGTCACAAAAGTGGCATTGTTGGGTATGTGATAAAAAAGGTCGTTCACTTTATACACTATTAAAACTTATCAGAGCTCCTAAAGCATTAATAGATGAAGTACGTGAATATAAACCTAAGTATAAAAGAAACAAAGTTGAAGAACAACAAACTTTATACTTACCTAAAGAATTTAAAAATTTTATGACCGACCCAGGCAGTACAATATATTATAAACAAGCTGTAAAGTTTTTAAAAGATAGAGGAGTTGATGCTACAGAGATTGCGAGATATGGAATTGGATATTGTACAGACGGGCCTTATTCTGAGAGAATAATAATCCCAAGTTATGATAACGATGGTATCTTAAATTATTTTACAGCACGTTCTTTTACAGGTTCAAATTACAAATACAAAAACCCTCCTGTTAGTAAAGATGTAATAGGATTTGAATTTTTTGTTAATTGGAATGAACCGATAATTTTATGTGAAGGCCCATTTGATGCTTTGAGTATTAAAAGAAATGCAATACCATTATTTGGTAAGACAATACCTACAGAATTATTAAAAAAGATTTATACAAAAAACGTAAAAGAAATATACATCGTATTAGACGAAGACGCAAGAAAAGATAGTATTAAGTTAGTTGATAAATTAATGAAAGATGGCATAAAAGCGTATTTTGTACAATTACAAGACAAAGACCCTAATGAATTAGGATTTAACAAAGTTTGGGATGTTATACATTCTACGAATCAAACAACATTTGCAGACTTTATAAAACACAGGTTATATGGATAAATTAAAATACATACATCACATATCTGATATTCAAATCAGAAATCTAAAAAGACATAAAGAATTTAACGAAGTATTTGAACGTACTTACAGAGAAATTGAAAAGTACAAAGATGATGCAGTTGTTTATATTGGCGGTGATATAGCACATAGTAAAACTGATATGAGTCCTGAGTTGGTAAAAATGTTATCAGATTTATTTGTCAATCTCGCAGATATATGTCCTACTATTTTGATTGCAGGTAATCACGATTGTAATTTAAATAATTTAAATCGTTTAGATGTACTGACTCCTATCGTTGACAATTTAAAACATCCTAATTTACTTTATTATAAGAAAAGTGGCATTTATCCTTATGCTGATGTTAACTTTGTTGTATGGGATGTTTGGGAAGACTCTACAAAATATTTACAAGCAAAAGATGTACCCGGAGATAATAAAATATTATTGTTTCACGGAACGGTTGATAAATCTGAAACTGATTTAGGATTTAAATTACCATCAGATGTTAAGATGTCTCAAATGAAAGGATACGACCTTGTGTTACTTGGCGATATTCATAAGAGGCAGTTTATGAATAAAGAAAAAACAATTGCTTATTGTGGTTCTTTAGTTCAACAAAATCACGGTGAAGAATTAGGTCACGGATATCTAAGATGGGATGTACCTACTCGAAAATCTACATATGTTGAAGTGCCGAATGATTATGGTTATTATACTTTAGATATTGATAAAGGTGTAGTTCCCGATGTGACAGATATGCCTAAGAAAGCAAGACTAAGACTTCGTGTAAAAGACACGACAAGTACTAAACTTAAAAAAGCTATGAAAGAAATTCGTGACATATATGGCATTGAAGAAATGACCGTAACACGAACTGACAGATTATTAGATGAAGATAAAGTTAGAAGTGATGCTATTAATATAGGTGATGTACACGATGAAGATTATAGATTTTCTTTAATAGATGAGTATCTAAAAAATAATTTTATGATTGATGATGATACTTCTGTTGGTGTTCGTAAAATTAATGAATATCTTCAAGACTTTTTAAAGTCAAGTGATGTTACACGAAATCTTAGATGGAAACTTAAAAAGTTTGAATTTTCAAATATGTTTAGTTATGGTGAGGATAATTCTGTTGACTTTAGTAAACTAAATGGTATTGTAGGATTGTTCGCATTAAATGCTTCAGGTAAATCTTCTTTATTAGATGCTTTAACATTTTGTTTATATGACAAATCAAGTAGAGCACCTCGAGCTAAAAATGTTTTAAACAATAAGAAAGAAACATTTCATTGTAAAGCAGAATTAGAGATTGATGGTAAATCATTTTTTATCGAAAGAAAAGCAAAACTTATAAAAAGAACACAACACGTAAAAGTAGATGTTGACTTTTGGACATTAGACAATGGTGGTGAAAAAATAAGTTTGAATGATGAACAAAGAAGAACTACAGATGCTAATATAAGAAAATATATCGGCACTTATGAAGACTTTATTTTAACTGCTATGTCACTACAAAACAACAACACCGTTTTTATTGATAAAACTCAAAAAGAAAGAAAAGAGTTAATGGCACAATTTATGGGTCTCGGTGTTTTTGATGAATTATATATTTTAGCAAATCAAGAAGTAAATGAAATACAAGCAATATTAAAAGAGTTTGAGAAATCAGATTATGATGTTGAGTTAAGTGAGATTGACAAAGAAACAAAACGTTACAATAAAGATTTAATTGAAGTTAATCAAGGTATTGAAGATTTAGAAAAAGATTTAACAGACAAAGAACAAGAGTTACTATCTTTTACTAAACAATTAAAAAACATTGATGAAACTTTAGATATAAAACAATTAGAAGTAGAATACCAAGAAGTATCAGATGAATTAGATAAAGTAGACGAAGAACACACTACAGCAAACGATAAGATAGAGTGGGTTGATAATACTATTGATAATCTTGAATCTGATTTAGAAAATATGAGCCCTGATGAAGTAGAAAATCAATTTAATAAATTATCTAACTTGAAATCTGAAAAACACGAAATAAAAGTTGAGATAGATAAATTAAAAATAGATGTACAAAATAAACTTGACAAAATAAAAAAGTTAGGTGATTTACAATATGACCCTGAATGTGATTATTGTATGGATAATGTTTTTGTACGAGATGCTATTAAGACTCAAGACGGATTACAAACTGATAAACAAATTAGTGATGAGTTAGTCAAAAAATTTGATGATGTATCAAAACAAATTGATGAACTTACACGATATGAAGACAAAAAAGATTCTTTAGATAAAATAGTTATTGAACTTAATCAGTTCAAAGATTCTTCAAAAGACTTAGAAAATAAAGTTTCTATTTTATCAGAAAGAATAACATCCCTTTCAGGAGTTAAAGAAGTATTAGATGAAAAAATTGAAAAGTATTATAAACTTGAAAGTGATATGGTTTTCAATGAAAAGTTACACATAAAGATTGAAGATGCAGAACGTGATTTAGATAATTGGAGAAAAAGTATAAAAATACTTTTATCAGGAAAATCTGATATGACAAGTGCTTTAGCGCGTTTAGATTCTAAGAAAGAAACAATCGATGAGAATGTTAAGAAGATACAAAAATTAGAATCACGATATGCCGCATATAAATACTTCATTGAAGCAGTTCAACGAGATGGCGTACCTTACGAATTAATAACTAAAGCATTGCCTGTTGTTGAAGGTGCGGTAAATGATATACTCGCTCAAATTGTTGATTTTCAAATACTATTTGAAATGGATGGTAAAAATATTAATTGTCACATTGTATATGATGAAGATAATATTTGGCCATTAGAATTATCATCAGGTATGGAACGATTTATATCATCACTTGCTATTCGTGTAGGTTTAATTAATGTAAGTAGTTTACCTGCTTCAAACTTTCTCGCTATTGACGAGGGGTGGGGAACAATGGATAGTGAGAACTTAAACTCAGTATATAATTTATTTCAATTCTTGAAGTCACAATTTAAATTTACTATGATTATCTCACATATAGATACTATGAGAGATGCTGTAGATACATTACTTGATATTAAAAAAGTAGACGGATTTAGTTCGGTTTCTTCATAGCCTTATATTTATATAAAACGAAGAGTACCCTTCGGGAGGAAAACGTTAAAATATTATGGCAATAAAAAGAAGACAAAATAAATTACAAGACCTCGCCGCATCAGGCATTGTAACAAATCGAATATCAGGCTCGATTCCGTTTACACACGATGGTCCAAATTCACCTTTATTCACAATATCAGAAATACCCAATCCTTTACCACAAGGAAAATCATCGTTTCTTATAGCAGGTACTGAATTATTAAGAAATAAAGTAGAAGTAAAAGTAGAAATCATCGATAGTGAAGGTGGTGTTATTTATACCGAACCTGTCGCTAATTATCTTGAAGGAAATGCTCGTAGAGTTTCTATGGAAGTTTACGATGATACACCTCCAGGTCCTGCTACATTATATATTTTAGCACAAGTAGACCCTGAAGAATGGGAAGATGAAACAGGAACAGATGTAACTAATTATCCCAATCCTCAACCATTGAGTTTAAAAGGTAAACGAAGAAAAAAGAAAAGAAAGACAAGAAAATTTAATAAACAAAAGATAGGGATGCCTTCTTTTGAAGATATAATGAGATTTGGTGCTGGTGCCGGATTTACGATTAATCCTAATTTCAAACCACCACCTGAAAATGATTCAAGATTTAAAAGAAGGAATGGTAAAAGACGAAGAGGCACAACATCTGATATATCAGACCAATATAATTTTTTACAATCAATAAAGTTACAAGTTGTACCTACAGCTACTAATACAGAGAAAATTTTATTTTATCAAGAGCCAAGAGTTAAAGTATTTGAAATATTCAAACCTTTCGTATCTAACATAGCCGCATCAGGTTCGATTGTTGTTTCAGGTTCGTTATCAGGCCAAGTAATAAATGATACACAAGGAGCAGTTTCTGCGTTAGATAATTTTGGTGCTACTTTAAATACGTTTAGGCGAAAGAGAAAATTTAAAAAATTTGCAGGTAAAGGCGGTCTTAGTAAGAGAAAAAGAATTACACGAAGAGCTTCGCCTGAAGTAGATAACTATTCTTTCAGTTCTCCATCTTTTAATTTCGAGTCTAAACACGTTGGTGCTAAAATAGAGTTAAATACTCCTTCTATTAATTCAACTCAATATCCAAGTTCTCGATACACTATACCTACTACAGGCTCATTTGAAGTTTTAAAAGTAAAAAATAGTTCAACGGTAATACCTGATAAACCTTTCAGAATTTACGATAGACAATTAGCACAGAGTGTAGATGTGCCGATAGAATCTTCTCCATTTAGCATAGAATTTGACCCTGAAGTAACACGTTCTATATCTATAACAAATTTTAGAAGTTATGCTGATGTTCGAGTTTCTAATATAAGAACTTTTTCAGGTGATGTTTTTAGAACAAAGATATATCGTAAATCAGAAGAAAGTATTTCAGATTATGAGTTATTCGCAGACTTGCCTTTAGAATCAAGTGAGTTACTACTAAATACAACAGAAGGAACAGGACTTGAGAGAACAGGTTATTTTGTAAGCCAATCAGACGCTGTTAATTATTGGGAAGTTAGTCAAAGTTTATCAGGATTGACAGGTAATGCAGCTACGGCATCTGCTAAGTATAATATTGATACACAAATGGATTCAATTCATATTTCAGGGTCTAATAAACAAGCAGATGAATATGTAAGATTTAATTTAAATAAGACTTATTCGTTTACTCTCGAAAAAGATGTAAACTATGATTTTTCAGCTGAGATATATGGTACGACAGCACCTAAGATTGTTAATTTAGAAACAGGTGGCACAGAAGAGAAAGTTAAAGCAGAGTTAGAAGTATTCATCAGTGGTTCTAATATTCCCGCACAACAAGGAAATGAAAATTTTGGTGCTAAGTTAGGAGTATTAAGAGTTGACGATGGTTCAGAAAAGAAAGATTTTGGAATTACGACAGGTGACTTCGAGTCAACTTCTAAAAGTGAAAATTGTATTTTAACATTTAAAGTAAATGCTGGTCAATTTTATATAGCTGATATAAGTGTACGACCAGCAACTGAAACAGGATTTTCTCCTGACTTATTTACTTTCACTGCACCGATGCCATCAAATGAAGTTAGACCTGAAACTTATGAATTTCTTGCAGAGTTTTATGATGTAAATAATAATCAAGCAGATGCGTTTACATTCACCGCAACCGGTTCTGAATTTAAAGGTTCTAACATGGTTATCACAGGTGAAGATAACGTTCTTGAAAGTAATTTATTTATAGGAGGCGAAAGTACAGCGAGTGGTATGCACTTAGGTGGGGTATCATCTAAATTACCTGAAACAGGAGGGCCTGGTGCCGCAGGTTCAGGATTTATGAGGTCTGTTGGTTACACAGGATTTACAAGTGCATCTAATCAGAGTTTAGGCGGTAAGTTTGGATTTATGATTTATAGTGGTTCTGTATTACCTGATAGTGGTGATGATTATTTAGGTGTCGGTTTAGAGTTAGTTGGTCAAAGCGGTTCATTAAAATTTAGAACAAACCCATCTGTATTTGATGTTAGAGCTGATTCATTTTTTGTAGGAAGAGAATCAATTCAGTTTATAAGTGGTGCTGAAGGAAACATAGAAATATCATCATCAGAATTTCATCTTACACCTGAAGGTAATGTTACTGCAAGTGAAATGTTATTAGGTGACAAAGCCGGCGGTAATTTTTTACAATTTGCTGGTTCTACACTTACGGTTCAAGGTGACATTGCTGTAGACTCATTAAGAACACCAGCAACTATAGGTGGTTCAACTTCTACTACTTCTAACGCTTCTTCAAGTATTGACGCGCAAGGATTTGCAAGTTTTAAATCTGCGTCTATAGCAGGATTCGTAGTTAATCCTGTAGCGATACATAGTGCTGATAAGAGTCTTGTAATGTCTGCATCAGGTCAAATAACAGGCTCGACCGTTTTATTTACAGGCGGTAAGATAGCTTCGTTTACTTTATCAGATGATGCTTTCACAGCCGGTAATTCATTTTTTATTAGTTCGTCTGTTGAAAGTGCACGAAGTTTTTTTATATCATCATCTAAATTCAATGTAAAAGCCGGTGGTGATATAACAGGTTCTGATGTATTATTTGATGGTGGAAAAGTTGGTGGGTGGACTATAGGAAATGAAACTTTAACAGGCGGAAATTTAATTTTAGACAAAGCAGGTGATATAAAAAGCGCAGATTATCAATCTGATGTAAAGGGTTGGTTAATATCTTCACAAGATAATGGATTTGCAGAATTTGAAAATGCTAAGATACGCGGAACACTTTCAACAACAACATTTGAGAAAGAATCAGTAAATGCAGTTGGTGGTCAATTATTTATAGCAAACTCAACAGCTATAACAGGTTCAGTAATTACTACTGCAGCAACTACGATGAGTGTTGTAAATGCTTCAGGATTTGCTAATGGTGAAATTTTACAAATAAAAAAAGTTACTAATACAGGATTTAATACAGAATATGTAAAAATTAATAGTGCATCTTTAGATGGTGATTTATCAAAAGATGAGTTACATGGAAGAATATATGTACAAAGAGCTTTAACTTCAACATCAAGTAGTTTAAGTGCTTCAGTCGGTGATGGTGTTGGCGGAGCTCAACAATATGAGCCAGGCCAAGTAGTAGTATCTACAGGTAAAGTAGGAACAGGTTATATAAGATTAAATGCTAATCCTAATAATGAAGCAACTCCATATATGGACATTGTTGAAAGAACAGGTAGTAATATTTATGATGTAGAATTAAAAACAAGAGTTGGAGATTTAAGTGGTGTAGCAGGCTCACGAAACGTACCATCAGGATTTACAGGATTTGGTATAATGAGTGAAGTTGCTTTCTTATCAGGTTCTAATATTAAATTAGAAACACCTTCATTTATACTCGGAGATATAAATAGCTCATTTGTTAGTGGCTCAGAAGCAAAGTTAGAAATAAGTGCAAGCAATTTTCATTTATCTTCAAGTGGTGATTTAAAATTAGGACAAGCGCCGACTGCTCGAGTTGCTATGATTCCGAGTCAAAGAAGAGACCCTAATGTTGGTAATTATTATAATACCGTATCATCATCATTTGTAAATTCATCTACTATAGATGATTCAGGTGCAGGTGGAGCTGGGTCTAAACATCCTATGGCTTGGTTTAGATTTAACTTTCCTGATACTTCGTACACGAATAATTCTAATGTTTTAGTTGATGATGAAGCAATTACAGATAAATCACAAACACCTGTATCTTTACTACATAAACAACAAGGTACTCTTAGTGTAGTAAATCGTAAAGACAACAACACCAACAATTTTATAAGTGGTTCGTGGCGTCCAAAAGACGATGGTGTAATTACAAGTGTAACTGACGCATTTACTACTACAAAATTTAACGATTCGAGTATAAGAATATCAAGCGCGGCAAACGGACATCTTTCATTTTCAGTTTGGTTGAACCCAACAACCGTAGCAGTTTCTACTGAACAAATAATACTTAAATGGGGTAATGACGAATATGGATTAAGTTTATATCAAGTTGAAGACGATGTTTATTTTGAAGTATATGATTCTGATGCGAGTAGTTCTTCTGACCGAAACTTTGTGAAAAGTACAAGCACATTAAGTGTAGATAGTTGGCATCACATAGTAGGTGTTTATAATGCTGCGGGAAGTTCTTCAGCAACACTTAATCTTTACGTAAATAAAGTTCTTTCAACACAATCGTTAGCCGGCACATCGGGTGTACAATATATTAATGAGTTTCAAGATGCTATTTTATCTATAGGTGCATTATACGGAAGTATACGAATGTCTACCGATTCATGGACATCACGTACAGACACATCATCACCATACTTATATCCATCTCATGCGATATTTGGTGAAGTGATTATTATGAATGCTGAGTTAGCACAAGCAGATGTTGATATGATATATAATACTGCTAATGCTTTAACTGATGGTAATTTTTCTAATGCTATATCTTATGATGTTTCAGATTCTTCGATTGATATTCGAACAAAAAGTTTTGTATTTGGTATGCCTCATACAGATGGGTTTGCTTTTATAAGTGGTTCTGATAACGGTATATTAGAAATCAGTTCAAGTAACTTTCACGTAAGTGGTGGTGATGTTTCTATGACAGGTGATATTAATGCTACTTCAGGTAATTTTAAAGGAACTCTTACTGCTACAGGTGGTAACATAGGAGGATTTTTACTTGTAAGTAGTTCAAATAGTTATATATCTTCAAATGTAGATAAAACTTCTTATACTGATACATCTGCAGGTGTTTACTTAGGAACAGATGGTATTGGATTAGGTACAGGACAATTTAAAGTTTCAGCCACAGGTGCGATAACTTCAACAAGTGGTACAATAGGTGGATGGACATTAGGAAATACTACACTAACAGCCGGTGATATATTATTAGACGAAGGAAACGAATTAATTCAAATTGGTAATTCTACTACTAACATAAAATTAGATATTGAAAGTAATAAAGGTGTCTTCAAAATGACCCAAGCTAGCAAAGAACGATTAGAAATGTCTGATGCTCTAAATTATGGTAGAAAAGGAATGCGTTTTAACAATGCTACATTAGAGATGTCTGCATCATTGATAGGAGAAAAAAATGATGAAGTAGGTATTCGTTATGGTGGAGAGTATCATAATACAACTAAACACAAATTAAATCAAGGTAATAACTTTTTTGTACAAAAACCTGATGTTACAGATTCTTTTGGTTTTGTAATGAGAGGACCGTTTTATGCTGCTATTGAAGCTCATCCTTCAGACACTTTAGGTGGCGGGATAGGTTACGGTCCACTTTTTGGGTATGGCCCTAATGATATGTTACGAGAATTATCAGGTATTGAAAGTGGAAAATATTCATCTTATGCCGCAATGGATGTTAAGTTACAAGTAGGAAGTATGCAGTATCCAGGACTTGGTGGAGGGGGTGTAGCTACTACTGCGGGACGATTTGAAATTCAATCTTTCGATGTTGAGAATTATAGTAACGGGTGTTATATAGTTGCATTATCTGCTTTTTCATATGATGGAGTTTGGAGACAATCAGATACTTACTTTACATCATCAGGAATGGTAGAGCCTGAAAAAGCAGTTTCCGGTTTATTTGGAGGCGGACGATTTATAGTTGGAAACAAAGATTTAAAAGCACCATCTGATTCAGCAAATTATCAACTTGATATAAGAGGCGATACTGACTTAGCAACATTTACAACACACGTTAAGGTTGACCAATCTATAGGAATTAATGTAACTCCGAGTGCTACAAATGGTAGATTAGATGCAAGTAATGATGTAGTTGCTTATTCTTCTTCAGACAAAAGATTTAAAGAAAATCTAATACGAATACCAGGTTCGTTAGATAAAGTAATGAAACTTAGTGGTTATGAATTTGATTGGATACCTGATGAAGAGAATCACGGATATGAAGGGCACGATGTCGGTATTATTGCACAAGAAGTAGAAAAAGTATTACCTGAAGTTGTTACGACACGAGATAGTGGATATAAAGCAGTCAAGTATGAAAAAATGATTCCATTATTAATTGAGTCTATAAAAGAACAACAAGAACAAATAGAAGAATTAAAACAAAAAGTAAAAAGTTTAGAGGGAAATTAATGTTTACAATTAGATTAACAGAAGATATAAATGTTACCGGAAGTTATTACGAAGGAGAAAATATAAAAAAGACAATCCCACAAGTAACAAGTTCGTTCTCTGCCGGTACAAATTTTTATATAGAAGATTTTGGAGGTGCTATTACTGAACCTAAACTTTTTAATCTTTATGGACAAGTAGCTTATAGGGCTTCTGATACTAATGATTTTGTTTTGATGCGAGACACAGGTTCTGTATGGCTCGTGCCAACAAGTAGTGCGGAGATAATATAATGCCATCAGCCGGTGACAATTTAAGTTTAGCAAAACTTGGTAGAGCAGTAGGTACTTCAAGTAACTACACAACTCAAACAGCTTTAGCTGCTAATGGTAGAGGCTCAACCGGTACTGAAACTAAGATGAGCCACTTTGACGCAGGAGCAGTCGGGAGTTTAAGTTTATCTAATGCCGGACCAGGAACTTCAGCATCAGGAACCGCAACTTTAGCTTTTTCAAGTCAAGGTAGTTTATTTAATTCTCGTATACGAGATAGAAATGATAATTTTACATGGAGTGAAGTTGACCCTGCAAATGCTTTGAGTGTAACAGCAGGTGATTACAATACAGCATATACCGTAACACCTGCGGCACCTATTACTACAGGATTAAGTGTACGAGTTATATTTAAAGAAGATGGCCAAACTGATGGATTTAATGACCATGTAACAGGCTATAACTCACAAAAAACCGCTGCATACGCATATACCGGCGGGTCTTAATAATTTTAAACAATAGGGGAAAACAATGTTAGTAGAATTTAAAGAAATAATAGAAGCAGTATTACACCACGAAGGTGGATACGTAAATGACCCGAAAGACCCGGGCGGAGAAACAAAATACGGTGTATCTCGTAAAGCATATCCTGATTTAGACATAAAAAACCTAACTTTAAGTGATGCGGTTGATATTTATAAGCGAGACTATTGGGACAAAGCTAAAGTTGAAGAACTGAAGCCGGAACTAAGACACATATATTTCGACATGGTAGTAAATATGGGGCGTAGTCGAGCAGTAAAAGTTTTACAGCAGACAGCCAACTCAAAGGGGAGGACCCTAAAAGTCGATGGCGGTCTCGGACCGATGACCATCGAAGCTCTACAAAACGTAAAGTTGGAACGAGCAAGATGTTATAGAGTGAAATATTATTGTGATTTAGTTTCAAGAAAGCCTGATTTAGAAAAGTTTTTATACGGATGGTTCCGTAGGAGCCTTGAAGTATAATTTCTTGCCGTTATATTTATTATTGTGAAACGATAAATTGGTAGAATTATGGTTAAATTAAAAAAACTATTAGAATCAACAAAATCAGAAAATAGTCCAGGCCCAAAAGGTTATTCTCCTTTTGTAACACCTGAAAAGTTCGAACAATACAAAACTTATTTAAAGAAAGTATTTGAAACAAGTGGTATGCAACTTGTTAATGAAGGTGTTGATGATAAAGGTATTTTAAAAGCAATCTTTTTAGCAGGAGGTCCTGGCTCAGGCAAAACCTGGGTTACACGTGGATTATATGGTATACCAAAGAAAATGAACTTTTCTGCTGGCGGTCTTAAACTCGTTAATCAAGATACAGAATTAGAATTTTTATTAAAGAAGTACTTCGGAACTACTGATTTAGATAATATGCCTGAAGAACTATTTGCAGATATAACAGGTGTAGATTTCAAAGGTAAAGATGTTGATATGAATAGTGGTATGAGAGCATATGCTAAAGATTTAACTAAAGCAAGAATGGAAAGTTATGTTCGTGGTAGATTAGGTGTTATAGTAGATGGTACAGGACACAAATATCAATCTATAGCAGGAAAGAAACAAAAGATGGAAGATTTAGGATATGATTGTTATATGGTATTTGTAAACACTTCATTAGAAATTGCTATGCAAAGAAATAAAGAAAGAGACAGAGTAGTTCCTGAAAAGATTGTACGTGATAGTTGGAATGATGTTCAACAAAATTTAGGCGGATTTCAAAGATTGTTTGGTCGTAACTTTATAATTGTTGATAATAGTAAGAAACGAGATGAAGATAGCGCAAAAAAGTTTTTTGAATCGTTAGTAACACAAGGTGTAAATAAATTTATAAAAGCTCCAATTAAAAATAGAATTGGTATTAATTGGATGAAACGAGCGAGAGCGTTAAAGAAAAAAGGTATAAAGTGACACGTAACGAAACAATAGATTTAATTAAACAAAATCTTTGTATTACGTGTGGATATCCTGTAAACGAAGATTTAAGAAATTGGTTCAAAACAAAATGGGTCAATATTGGTAAAAAAGACAAATCAGGAAAACATCCTGAATGTGGAACAAGTGGAGATAAAAAAGGCTATGCAAAATGTGTACCAGCATCAAAGGCTTCTTCGATGTCTAAAAAAGAAAAAGAAAGTGCAACTCGAAGAAAACGTGCAGCTCAAAATAAAGCAAACAGGGGCGGCAAGAAGATTAAAGGTCAGGGTAGGAAACCTGTACGAGTTTCAACGCATACTAAATCGAGTGGAAAGAAAAGTGGAACGGGAAAATCATCATAATGGCTGATTTAGTTTTACCGAGAGGAAAAACGAAAGTTTTAAAAGCAGAAGACAAAGACTACGAAAGAGGTATGTTAGTCAAACTGCTTGATGATGGCGGATACAAGATGGCATATTGGTATGATAAACCTAATAAGCCGTATCCTGTCGAAATAATAGTAGATGGTAAAAGTATAAAGAAAGATGGAAAAATAGTAGAAATGAAATTTCATCCAAAAGACTACTACAAACAAAATGAGGAAACTGATATGAAAGAAGCAAGAGGAACTTGTTGGGTAGGATATCAACAAAAAGGAATGAAAGACAAGAATGGTAAAATGGTTCCTAATTGTGTAAAAGAAGTTTACGAAATTTTTTATGAAACTTCACTCGGTGAAAGTTGTGGATACACAATAGAAGTTGATAGAGATGATAATTTAAAAGAAGCTGAATATCAAGGAAGAAAAGTAAAACTTGGTAAACCTATGCAAGGTGATACAAAGAAATTTAAAGTATATGTAAAGAATGATAAAGGTAATGTTGTAAAAGTAAACTTCGGTCAAGGTGGAGATGCAAAAGGTGGTACAATGAGAATCCGTAAATCTAATCCAAAAGCAAGAGCATCTTTCAGAGCGAGGCATAATTGTGATAGTCCAGGTCCTCGTCACAAAGCTAGGTATTGGTCTTGTAGAAAGTGGTAATCCACTATGAGTAAACTTTCAGATTGGTTAGTCTATCCTATTATAGAAGAAGATATAACTAAAAATCCTAAGATAAAAAAAGCGTTAAAAAGATTAATTGATAAGAATCTTTTACCTAAATCTTATGCTGTTAATATCGATAAACTTCAAAGTTTTTTAAACACAAACCCACAGGTATTTACTTCGTTACTAAAACTATTAGGTGAGAGTGATTACACATTCGGTCCTGATTGGATACCTACATCTCTTGGTCAACGTAAGAAGATGAAGAAACTACATAATAAACCTAATCGTAGTATCAGAGGTGAGGCTAAAGGAGATGTTGTTGTAGTTTATTCAGGTAGATTTCAACCTTTTCATTTAGGTCACTACTCAACATATAAGAAGTTAGTACAGAAATTTGGGAAAGACAAGGTTTTTATTGGAACAAGTAATAAAACACAATCAGGACGTAGTCCATTAAATTTTAAAGAAAAAAAATCTATTATTACAAAGTTTTTTAGTATATCACCTAAGATGATTGTACAAGTTCGTAATCCATATTCTCCTGTTGAGATACTAAAAGATTTTCCTAAAGACACTACATATGTAGCCGCAGTAGGAGAAAAAGATTCAAAAAGATTAAAAGGTAAATATTTTAAACCTTATAAGAAAGGACAATTTGTTCCTTATGAAGAAGGTGGATTTGTTTTAGCGGTACCGCCAACTGATTTTAAAATAGGCGGTGAGCCTGTAAGTGGAACTAAAGTACGAGCAACTTTCGGCGGGTCTGTAAATATGTCGGCTAAAGAAGAGTTATTCAAACGAATGTATAAAAAAGTTGACAAAAAGATATTACAATTTTTAATTAGAAAGTTTGGAGGCACACTATCTGAAGCTACTACAACAACACAGGGAAATCTTGATGATGGCCCACCAACATATTATGCAAGTTATTCTGATTATAGAAAGTATTCTACTGCATGGTTGTTGGACCTTTATGGTGAAGATTGGAAAGTATTAGACCATTTAGTGTATTCAGAGTTTGACCCGTTAGAAGATTATACTTTAAAATACAATACGGTACCTGCTGTATCATATTTAGATGCTGGTACAATTAAAGGTTCTAAAGATGCTGTTAAAAAATATAAAAAATTTATACAAAACATTACAGATGATTTTGGGTGGGATGTGATTAAATGGTTAGGTGTAGATGCTGCAGAAAAAAGTTTAACAGGAACGGTGTTGTCTGCAGGAGTCGGGAAAGATTTAACTGACCAACACGATTTAAAAGAAAATGTAAAAGAAATAGCAGTTCGACCTAAGCCTAAAAAATTTAGAGATATTTATGATGCTCTTCCAATTGATTTAAAGAAAAGAGTTATGAATCTTAAAAACTATGACCAAAGAAGAGACGCTCATCCTGAAGGTAATGTTTTAAAACATACTATAGCTGTAACTAACAGAGCATTGAAAACAGGCGATATTGATTTTGCGTTGTCTGCATTATTTCACGATATAGGAAAAGATTCTACTGCTAAACTACATCCTAAAAAAGGTTTTTGGACTCATTATGGACACGAGAAAGTTTCAGCTGTTTTAGTAAAAAAATATGCTACTTGGATAAAATCAATGGGTGGTGATGTTGATACTATTCATTATATAGTTAAACAACATATGAGAATGAAAGTCTTTGATAAGATGAAATGGACTAAACAAGATAAGATGAGTAAAGAAAAACATTTTGGTAAGCTACAAAAATTTACTAAATTTGATAAGGGTGGTAGAGGAATAAATGATAGTGAACTAAAAGAAAATGTATTTTCAGGAAACAAACAACTATTTATAGAAGATAAAGAGTTACTTTTAATGGGCGGTGCTTACGGACATCTTGCACACCCTTTCGATGATAATAGGTTAACGTTTAGAGATTTGAAAACAATGATAGATTTAGCACTTCAAGGCAAACTTGAAAGTGTTTCAGAAAAGACAGATGGTCAAAATCTTATGATTTCATTTATTAATGGAAAAGTAAGAGCGGCGAGAAACAAAGGTCAATTAAAGAACTTTGGTCAAAACTCTCTTGATATTAAAGGCATACAAAATATGTTTTCAGGTAGAGGCGAAATTGAAAAAGCCTTTACATATTCTATGAAAGATTTAGAGATGGCTATCAAGAAGTTAGGTAAGAAGGATTTAGATTCAATATTTGGTAATGGAAAATCTTTTATGAGTTTAGAAGTAATGTATGTACCTACTACAAATGTTATTCCTTATGGAATAAACTTATTAGTATTTCATGGTACTATGACTTACAATGAAAAAGGTGAAGCTATAGGACAGAGTAAATCAGCAGGTTCAAAGTTAACAAAGTTAATTAAGAAAGTCAACGGAAATGTTCAAAAACATTTTGATATACAAGCACTGCCTAATACTAAACTGCCTAAAGTTAAAGACTATCAAGCTAAAAAATCTACATTTTTAAATAGAGTGAATAAATTACAGAAACAATATGGTCTTGCAGATACAGATACCGCAGGTGATTATCATCAACATTTTTGGTTAGAGTTTATTTTATCAGGAGCTAAATCATCTGATTACCCTAATCCTACAGATAACGTTTTGTATAGTTTGATGAAGAGATGGGCGTTCTTTGATAAATCATATAAGATACCTACAATTAAAAAAGATTTAAAAGAATATCCTAAATTTTTACAATGGGTATTAGCTGTAGATAAACAAGACCAAACTAAGATATGGAAAAAGAATATTTCCGCATTTGAAAAAATATTTCTTGATTTAGGAGCAGAAATACTATCTAATATGGAAAACTTCTTATCTGCGAACCCAACACAAGCCGCAGTTACAATGAGAAAAGAGATTGCAAAAACAATAAAAAAAATACGTTCAAGTAATGATTTGAGAACTATAGATATGATGAAAGCACAACTTGATAAAGTTCAATCTATGGGTGGATTTAAAAAGTTAGTTCCTACAGAAGGAATTACTTTTATGTTCAAAGGCAAAGTTTACAAACTAACAGGTTTGTTTGCACCTATAAATCAGATACTTGGAATGTTAAAGTATACGAGGTAAGATATGAGTCACGATTACGGTAGTAAAAGTGGTAAAGAAAGAGTTCGTGAATATAAAGCGATGGAAGCTATTTTACGAGGAGAGACTCCTGAAAAAAGAATAATGGTCGGCTACAAAGGTGAAAAAGCTGTACCGGAAGAAAGTCGTTTAACTGAGATAATGCAAAAAGTTAGAATGCCTTGGTTCTGTCCATCGTGTAAAAAGATTATGAAGAAAAACATTGATAGTCAAGTGTGGAGACAATTTGAACATTGTTTTGATTGTCAAATAGAATTTGAAAATAAACTAATCATTGAAGGCACACACAAAGAATGGAAAAAACGAAAGTCTTTAGAAAATAAGATATCTAAGATGAAAGACGACTTACAAGGTATAAAAGAATTTTATGACCAAAAGTCTGTCACACATTTAAACGCAATAAATCCTGAATTAGGAGCTATTGATAGAGAAGAATATAGCGTTGAGAATCCTGAAGAATGGGATGCAAAAATTGATGAAGCTGTAAAATTTTTTGAAACTAACATAGAGAAACTTGAAACAGAGTTGGGAGAATTAAATGAAGTGGATTAAATACATCTTAGGGTTTCTTGGGGCAGTCGGTGCGTTATTTGCTGTGAATAAAGCAAAAAGTGTAGAAGTGAAAAAACTTAAAAAGGTTATCGATGAAAACAAGAAAGAAGAAAAGAAAGTTGAAAAACAAATCGTAGAATTAGAAACAGCAAAGAAGTCTTCTAAAAAAGAGATTGGCAATATGAAAAGAAAACTTACTATGTCTAAAAAGAAAACTAAGAAGATGCAGGAAGTTTACGATAATGATGAAGTAGAATCAGCAGAAGATTTTCTTAGAAAGTTTGCTAAAAACAAATGAGATTCAGTATGAAAATATTAAAATATTTCTTAATATCTTTTTTTGTAATGGGTGCTCTAAAAGGCCAAGAGATAAAGAAAGATGGGAAAGTAGTCACTACTTTTACACAAGAACAAGCATTAGAAATGTTAAAAGCACGTGATGCTCAATGGGAAAGTAAGTTAGCAAAAGCAGATTCATTGATAGAATCACAAAAAGTAGTAATTTCTGATTGTGAAGCAGTTGTTTCTAAGTTAGAAGAACAATCAAATTTAGATAGTTTGTTGTTACTTGCTCAGAGAAAACGAATTGATTTGCTAAAAGTTCGTGATGAAGCTAATGAAAGATTAGTAGAATTAGTTGAACCTAAATGGTACGAAAATCAGTATCTTTGGTTAGGAATAGGATTTATCTTAGGAAAGATTTAATGCAATCTGAAGATTTAAAACAAGCACTACGACAAGAATATATTAAGTGTGGTGAAGACCCATCTTATTTTATACGAAAGTATTGTGTAATCCAACATCCCATAAGAGGAAAGATACCATTTGAATTATATCCGTTTCAAGTAGACACACTCAAAGAAGTTTTAAATCATAAGTACAATATAATTTTAAAAGCAAGGCAGTTAGGTATTTCTACGTTAACTGCGGCGTATTCATTATGGTTAATGACATTTAGAAATGATAAAAACATTTTAGTATTAGCAACAAAACAAGATACTGCTAAAAACCTTGTTACGAAGATTAGAGTTATGCATTCTAATTTACCAGGGTGGTTGAAACAGACTTGTATTGAAGATAATAAGTTATCATTACGATATAAAAATGGTTCACAAGTAAAAGCAGTTTCAAGTAGTGAAGACTCAGGTCGTTCAGAAGCGTTATCTTTATTAGTATTAGATGAGGCCGCATTTATAGACAAGATTGATACGATATGGGCTGCGGCTCAACAGACACTATCAACAGGTGGACAATGTATTGCGTTATCTACACCAAACGGTGTTGGAAATTGGTTTCATAGAACTTGGGTAGGCGCTGAAGAAAACGACAATGGATTTTATCCAATAAAACTTCATTGGACCGTACATCCTGAACGAGATAAATCGTATAGAGCAGCACAAGATAAATTATTAGGACCCGGACTCGCCGCACAAGAATGTGATTGTGATTTTTTAACTTCAGGTCAAATGGTTGTAGATGGTTCTATTTTACAAGAGTACAAAGATAATCAATGTAGAGAACCTATGATGAAACAAGGCATAGACTCTAATGTTTGGATATGGGAAGCACCGGATTATAATAAAAATTATATAATGAGTGCTGATGTTAGTAGAGGTGATGGTTCAGATTATTCTGCATTTCATATATTAGATGTTGAATCTATGGAACAAGTTGCTGAGTATAGAGGTAAAATAAGTACGAAAGACTTTGGTAATCTATGTGTAAATGTAGCTACAGAGTTTAATGATGCTTTATTAGTAGTTGAGAATAATAATATAGGTTGGGCTACTATTCAACAAGTTATTGATAGAGGATATCAAAATTTATTTTATTCTTCTCAAGATTTACAATATGTAGATGTTGAACATCAAATAACAAATAAATTTAGGGCACAAGATAGAAATTTAAAGCCTGGATTCTCTATGACAATGAAAACAAGGCCACTTGTTATTGCTAAATTAGAAGAATATTTTAGAGAAAAGGCAGTAATTGTGCATTCAAATCGATTAATTGATGAGTTGTTTGTATTTATATATAACAACAATAAAGCGCAAGCTATGTCCGGCTATAATGATGATTTAGTGATGAGCTATGGCATCGCATTATGGGTAAGAGATACTGCGTTAAGATTAAGAGCAGAAGGAATAGAGTTAAGTAAAAAAACTATGTCTAATTTCTCTACTCCTAATCAATTAATGTACACACCGGGCGGAAAAGAAGACGCTTGGAGAATTGAAATCGGTCCAAATAAAGAAAATGAGGACATAAAATGGTTATTGTAGGAGTTAATTATGGCTGTAGATAAAGGATTATTTACAAGATTACAGAGATTGTTTTCTACTAACGTTGTTGTTAGACAAGTTGGTGGTAAAAAACTTAAAGTTTCTGATACATCGAGGACACAATCGAGTATAAAACATCAGTTGATAGACAGATATCAAAAAATCTACTCATCTGCTAAGCAGTTTGGGTATGATGGCGGTCTTATAATTCAACAACAACGTTTAGGTCTCTTCAAAGATTACGAAACGATGGATAGTGACTCTATTATTTCGTCTGCGCTCGACATTTATGCAGATGAATCTACTATGAAGAACGAGTATGGTAAAGTTTTAAACATAGAAACTGATAATGCTAATATACACGACATATTACATAACTTATTTTATGATGTTATTAATATAGAATTTAATTTATGGCCGTGGGTTCGTAATATGTGTAAATATGGTGACTTCTTTTTGTATCTTGATATAGATGAAAAATTTGGTATTACTAATGTTGTTCCTATGAGCCCGTATGATATTTCAAGAGTAGAAGGCGAAGACCCTGACAACCCACATTTAATTAAATTTCGTATGAATCCTGTAGATAACGTTAGACACACTACTTATGGGCCATTAGATGATGACTTTGAAGCATTTCAAATTGCACACTTTAGATTAATAAGTGATGCAAACTTTTTACCATATGGTCGTTCTACATTAGAAGCAGCTCGTAAAGTTTGGAAACAATTAACTCTTATGGAAGACGCTATGTTAATTCATAGAATTATGAGAGCTCCTGAAAAGAGAGTATTTAAATTTGATATTGGAAATATACCACCAGCAGAAGTCGAAAACTATATGCAACAAGTTGTAAATAAGATGAAAAAGACTCCTGTTATGGATGATAAGACCGGTGAGTACAATTTAAAATATAATATGCAAAACATTACAGAAGATTTCTTTATACCTGTTCGAGGAGGAGATTCAGGTACTTCTATTGATACGTTAAACGGGTTGAGTTATGATTCTGTTGACGATATTGAATATTTGAGAAATCGTATGTTAGCATCATTACGTGTACCTAAAGCCTTTCTTGGATATGAAGAAGGTATAGAAGGTAAAGCAACTCTTGCCGCAGAAGATGTTAGGTTTGCTCGTACAATAGAAAGACTACAACGAATTATTGTAAGTGAATTACAGAAAATAGCTATTGTACACTTGTATGCACAAGGATTTCGTGACCAAGAGTTAGTAAATTTTGACTTAACACTTACAAACCCGTCTACTATATACGAACAAGAGAAACTTGAGTTGTGGAATACTAAAACAAGTTTAGCTGACTCTATGTTAAGAGACGGATTAATGTCTTCAGAGTGGGTTTATAAGAATATTTTTGGTATGAGTGATGACGAAATCAAAGAAAATGACGAAAAAGTTATTTTTGACACAAAAACTAAGTTTAGAAAACAAACTATCGAATCAGAAGGTACTGACCCGGCAAAAGAACCTGAACAAACAGAAACAGGCGATGAAGAGATAGGTAGAAGTGGAAATGAGTTGGAAAAAAAGATAGGTAGACCACAAGAAGGGCCGAAATATAAAAAAGATGGCTCATCACGTGGTAGAGACCCTATGGGTTCACACGATTTACGTACAAGTTACGAAAAAGACAACAAAATTAAACATACTTTTAAAAACGGACCGCTGGCTTTATCACATTATGATGGGTTGATGCAGGCAATGGATAAAAATTCGAGGAAAATTCTTTCAGAATCGGAAGATTTAACAAATAATTACAAAGAAGAATTAAACTCAGAAAAATAATTTTTAATTAGGACATATTTATATATGACTTGGAAATTGGGGCTAAAATGATTAAACATAATAAAGTTAAAAACACAGCATTTTTATACGAATGTCTAACAAGACAAATAACATCAGATGTGCTATCTAATGTTGAACCTTCACCCGCTTTGGCAATAGTCAAAGAATTTTTTAAGCCTACTACTATATTAGGTAAAGAGTTAGTTCTTTATAAAGCACTAACATCTAAAAAATTAAAAAATGAAGGTAAAATAAATTATTTAGTAGATTCAGTACTTCGTGAAAGAACTAAATTAAATTTTAGTGAAATGCGTAGGGCTAAGTATAATTTAATTAAGAAGATTACTGAACACTATGAATTGAAAGATTTTTTTAGAACAAGAATTTCTGATTATAAAGACATAGCGTCTGTTTATAAATTGTTTGAAATCCAACAAACTTCTAATCCTTTCGAAGAGACAGAAATACGTTTCGTTGTTATGGAGAACTTAAAAGAGAAAAAACCTCTAAGTACAGAAAAAACTTCTGTAGTCGAAAAATTTGCAAAAGAATCTAAAGACCTAAGATTATTATCATATAAAATACTTGTAGATAAGTTTAATCAGAAATACTCAAATCTTAATGAATCACAACGTAATTTGTTAAAAACTTATATAAATAACATATCTAATACAAGTACTTTAAAAGACTTCATGGCCGAAGAAATCAAAAAGATTAAAAATGAAGTTTTAAAAATTCATCCTAAGATTGATGACAAGGTCGTTTCTATCAAACTAAAAGAATGTTTGAATGTTTTAAAGAAGTTGGACAAAGGAAACATTGTTAATGAAGAACAACTTATCACTATGATGAGGTTCTATAGTCTTTTGGATGAAATCTATGAAGCAGTCGATAAGTCGTAACGAATTAATTGAAATTATAAAAGAGATTATTCGTGAGATGAACGAAGCCTCTGTTACAGGAAATGTTGCTGGTTATGAAACACCAAATGCATTCTCAGGCGGTCTTGCTAAAAATAAAAAGAAGAAAAAAGATTTAATTAAAAGACTTCATATGAAGTTAGTTGATAAAATAGATGAGTCTTCAATAAATGAAGCAAAATATTACGAATATCGTAATGATGACACTCGTAATCCTAAACAAAAGATTTGGCATAATGTAAGAGAAGTTCGTGATAGTTTGATGAAACTTGAAAGAAGTTTAAAACACGCTATCAAGTTAAAAAATGAACAAGGGATGGATTCAAGAACTTATTATAAGTATGCTAAAAATAGTTTTCCTAAAATACAAGAAAGATTAATTAAAATGGCTAAGAGAGTTGGGGAGTTGAGCGCGTGAGTACATATAAAAAAATGATGAAAGAAGCTTTTGGTGTTGTTAAAGAAGGCAAGATTGAAGCACGTGAATTAAAACTTTATATAGAAAACGATTCTGCTTTATATAGACAAAAATTTTTACCTATTATGAGAAATCTTAGTAATCATATGGCAAAAGACAGATATAAAGATTCTCTTGCTGTAAAAGCTTTTATGTATTTAGTAGAAGCAGGTGCTAAGAAATATATTAAAGATTTCGGCGGAGACAGAAATACATTTTCTAAAAACGATAAGAAAGAAGTTGCAAAAGAATTTGTTCAAGAATTTAAAGATGCGTACGACAACGAAGAGTACGATTTTATGGGAAGAAAATAATGAAAATTTTACAAAATTATAAAAATCTTGTATCTGAATTATTTGAAGTAGATGATACAAAAATAATCAAGTATAAAGATAAAGATGGTGAAAATAAAGAGATGGCAGCAAAAAGTGCTAAAACTATGCCTGATGAACATCCTGCTAAACAAGCTTGGGATAAAGAAAAAGATAAAGAAGACGGCGGAGAAGAAGAAAAACCTTCAGGACAAAAATTAAGCGGTAGTGACTTTGATAGAGATGGCGGTGATGATAAACCAAAAGAAAAAGATGATAGTGATTCTAAAGAAGCTCCGGAAGAAGAGCCTACGTTTCGTACTTTAAACAGCCAATTTAAATCAGATGAATTAGAAAAAGTGTCTTTTGATAGAAACGCTTCTGAAGAAGCTCAAGAGATGGAAATGGAAATTGCTGATGAACTCCTCGCTCACTATAGTAAAGGTGGCGAAGACGAAGAAATGTTTGATGTGGTTACAGGTGAATCAGAAAGATTAGTTTCTATATATCAAAAAAACCGTAGAAAACCATCTAAAAGAAATTTGAAAGATTATCGTGACGAATTAATAAAAAGCATTGAAAATAGACGCGCTCAAAACCAAGGCAAGCCTATAGTTCATCAAGGTGAAAAAACATCAGATAAAAAAAGTTCCGGTACAATGGGTTCAGTAGGTGTTAGAGAACCAGGACAAGCAGGTTCCGGTATGTACGATTCTGTACAACCTAAAAACAAACCATTCTTAAAAGAACAATTAGAACGTATTGGCGGAGGAAAATACTAATGAAAATTTTAGAAAATTATAAAAAAATTGCTCAAGAATTACTTCTCGAGGTAGACGATGAGAAAATGATTAGATATAAAGACAAAGACGGTGAGTCTAAAGAGATGAAGGCAGGTTCTGCTAAGACTATGCCAACAGACCATCCTGCTAAACAACAATGGGATAAGATGCAAGATAGTGGTGATGGTAGTGACGACAAAGAAGCTCCTTCAGATAAAAAAATAGGTAAAGGTGATTTTGATAGAGATAGCGGAGATAAACCAAAAGGTGATTCGTCTACTGCATCAGAAAAAAACGAATTAGAAGCAAAGTATGATATTAAAATACCTAATGGACCACTTGATAAAGAAGATACAGAAGATGAATCTGCTTTGGACATAGCTGACGCAATAGCTAAAAAGTATGATATAAGTGCTGAATACGCTATGGAAAGAGCAAAAGAAGAAATAGGTAACTCAGAATCATATATAGAATTTGCTAAAACAATGGAAAATGATATAGAAGAAATGGCCGAAGAAGGCGGAGCTCAACCATACGATGAACCAATGTTTGACGATGACGGAATGCGTAAGCTAAGAAACAAAGATTCGGACGATGATGACCATGGAGCTATGGAAAAAGAATATAATGTTAAAATACCTGGCGGAACAATGGAACCTGATGAGAATGATGAAGATGATAATGCTAAGGAAATAGCTGACGCATTAGCTAAAAAGTATGATATAAGTAGAGAATACGCTATAGAAAGAGCAAACGAAGAAACAGATAGTAGTAATACATATTTAGAATTTGCTAAAAACTTAGAATTTGAGTTTCAAGAAATGGCAAATGAAGGTGGACACCAAAAATATGATGAACCAATGTTTGACGATGACGGAATGCGTAAGTTGAGGCATCAAGAAGAAAGCGTAAAACCTAAAAAGAAACCATTTCTAAAAGAACAATTAGAACGTTTTGGAGGAGGAAAATACTAATGAAAAAATTACTCGTAGACTATATACCTTTTGAAGTTGCTCCTGAAGCACTCAATGAAGCAATGTCTTCTAATGGTAAACTCATTGTAAAAGGTGTTTTACAAAGAGCAGAATCAAAAAATCAAAATGGAAGAGTTTATCCTTCAGAGTTACTACAACGTGAAGCAAAGAAGTATACTTCTAACTTTATAAAAGAAAAAAGAGCATTAGGTGAGTTAGACCATCCTGATAGTTCTGTTGTTAATCTTAACAACGTTTCACATAATGTATTATCAATGGATTGGAATGGTAATGATTTAATGGGTACTATAGAAGTACTTACTACACCAAGTGGAAACATTTTAAGAGAATTATTCAAATCAGGTATTAGACTTGGTATATCTTCTCGTGGATTAGGTTCTGTTGAACCAATGAAAGAAGACAAAGATGCGCAAGAAGTTCAGAGTGACTTTGAACTAATTGCTTTTGATTTTGTTTCTAATCCATCTACACACGGAGCATTTATGAATCCTGTTAACGAAAGTGTTAATCGTGATGAACAAATACGTTCAGGTAAATGGACTGCTGTAGACAATACTATAGGACAGATTCTTAGAGGCGAATAATGCCTTTTAAGTCTAAGAAACAAAAACGTTGGATGTATGCTAACAAGCCTGAGATGGCAAAAAAGTGGGAGAAGAAGGTGAAAGAACAGAAGTTAAATGAGAATCCAGCAG